GCCCAGCAGCCAAGAAGGTGGGCTTAAATGTCGAGGGGTACTGCGAGCTATTCAAGGAAATCGAAGGGGATCTTGGGATCGAGGTCACGGAGCGCATAGGTGACTCAAGATTCTTCGCAAAGGAGAATGAGAACAATGACGACCTGTTCACCTCGTTCTATGATTATGGTCTAAGCTTTATACCATCCGACGGCAAGATGGAGGAACAAGGGATTACAGCCCTTGATGACTGGTTTAATTATAACCCGAATGTAGGGGTGGACGAAGTGAATCGACCCCTATGCTACATTCACAAGGACTGCGGTAATCTTATCGACAGCCTTATTAACTACAACTCAGACAAGAAGAGAGACGAACCGCTAAAGGACTTCTTTGACGTTATTAGATACCTAAGAATGTCAAACGGCGGAGAGGGACCGGACTTCTTCTCATCTAGAGAAATGCAAACTACAAACAGAGGTAAAGGAGGATACTAATGCCCAAGAAGAAACTAGTAAAAATCGCAGAAGAACAAGAAGTCGAATTCGAGGAAGCTATGCGCATCGCGCTTGAGAAGCTACCAGAGGGTTCGTTGACTGGTCGAGGTAAGAACACTTGGGTATCCGAGGAAGGTGCTTATATACTCGAGGGTTCATTTATGATTGAAGAGATCATACCAAAGCACTACAAGGGGAAAGTCCTTAGCGAGTGCCCTAACCCCAGGTACAATTACGTGTACAGCAAGGAGATCGGCAAGCGTGTGCCAGTCCTTATACCAAGCCGACACAAGGGTCGTATGGTAGGAAAGGTCATTACATTTGAGGCGATCGAGGATAATGGAGGTGTAAGCTACCGCTATGCAAAGTAATTACATTGTGAGCGAACCAACAGAAGATATCACCACTGATCGCAATTGGTGCAAGGAGCAGTCCGATAGATTGGCTAGTTGGGAGATATTGCGTCGTCACGTAATGCACGAGGCGGGTGTCCAAATGACTAATGCTGACCTATGTGATACAATAGGCGTATCATCGACTTACACGATTCGATTATTAAAATCCATACAAAAACGCCTAAACTCACAAGATGCTGAATGAAACAATTTCTGACTCCTTGACGTACGTCCAGGATGAACCCGACATTAAGACCCTACGTTACGCTTACGACCAGACGGTAACGGAGCTGGAGTCCTATTTTGATTTATGCCGCACTAGCTACGACGATCGTCGCAACTGGTGGCCTGGTAAAAGCCGCGACCACCGCAAGCACGGTGCTGATGCGTTCCCTTGGGAGGGTTCATCCGATATGGAGTGCCACGTTATTGACGAGCGCATTACTCGACTGGTGTCCTTATTTATGGCATCCTTGAATCGTGCTAATGTACGAGCATTCCCCGTTGAGAGTGGTGATATTGGACGCAGCCGCGTAGTATCCGGCTTCCTTAAATGGATGGTCAGTTCGGGCTATATTCCACGATTCTACCGAGAAATGGAACTCGGTGCTAACTATTTGCTTGAGCGAGGATTACTGATCACGTATGTCGGATGGCAGCGTGAGGATCGACGGTTCCTTCAGGAACTTGACCTTAATCAGATTGCACAAGTCAGCCCCGACGTAGCAACAGCTATTCAGGATGGGAACGACGACGAAGAACTAATTGCCTTGCTACAAGCTACTTTTGAAGGAACATCCAAGAAGCGTGCAAAGAAAGCACTAAAGGAGTTACGCAAGGAGGGAGTGGCAGAACTACCAATCGTACGCCGACAGGTCAATGCCCCAGAAGTAAAGACACTAGCCCCAGATGGGGACTTCTTCTTCCCTCCGTACGTCACTGACCCACAACGTGCGCCTTACTGTTTCTGGCGTACTTACTATACTCCACAAGAACTGGAGAACAAGGTAGTAACAGATGGCTGGGATCAGGACTTCGTTGACCACGTCATCGACAAGTACCGTGGTGTCAACATTGACTCAATTGAGCGCGAGCAAGAGGGAGGTCGCAGCATCGGCCTCACTGACAATATGTACGAAGCGGAGGAACTTATTGAGATCTGCTACGGGTATCAACGCTTAGTTGACGAAGAAGATGGTGCTGAGGGGATTTACTGCACGGTGTTCCACCGTGAGTTCGATGGTGACGATGTCACACAGGGGTACGCCAAGTTCGAGCTTCTTAATGGCTACGAGGACTACCCCGTTGTAGTAACCAAGCTATCCGAGGACAGCAAGCGTCTCTATGACACAATGACAATACCTTCTGTGCTGCGCGGCATTCAGAACCAAGTGAAGGTTGAGCGGGACTCAAGGGTTGACCGCAACAGCCTAGCTACCCTACCTCCTATCCTGCATCCAGTTGGTCAAGCACCTACTGATTGGGGTCCAGGACGTATGATTCCTTATCGCCGCAAGGGTGACTTGGACTTTGCTCCTACACCTCCACCGCCTACTGGCTCGATTGAAATGGAATCCACACTGCTGGATCTAGCTGATCGCCTGGTTGGACTGGATGAAGAGGGCAGCATTAGCCAAATCCGCAAGCAGTTCCTAGTTGATAAGTTCCTTAGCCACACAGCAGAGGTTCTGCGGATGGCATTCAAGTGCTTCCAACGCTTTGGACCCGACGAGATCTTCTTCCGTGTAACCGGTATCCCCGATCCTCAGACATTTGATAAGGGTAACGCTGACGAGAACTTTGATATCCTTATTAACTTCGACGTTCAGAACACTGACCCACAGACAGTGGAAGCAAAGACCCAGCAGTTCGTAGCACTGAACCAGCTGAATGCTAACAACCGACTGAATGTAGATGCCCTCCTGGATATTATTGCCACAAGCATTGATCCAGTTATGGCGGATGCAGTCCTTCAGCCAGTTGAGACAGCACAGCAAGAAGTAGTCAAGCAGGTCACAGATGATCTAGCCAAGATCTTCGCAGGTATCGAAATGCCAGCACGACCAGCGGGTGCTCAGATTGCACTTCAAGTTATTCAGGAATACACTCAGCAACCAGATGTTGCACAACGTGCAAGTACTGACGAAGCATTTGCTGCTCGATTGCAGAAGTACGCAGGTCAGTACACCTTCCAAATGCAGCAAGCACAGAATGCTCAGATTGGTCGAGTGGGTACAGCACCTGCACAAATGGGAGATATTGATACACAGAATATATAATGACACCTAGAGAGTACGCAGTCAGTCGGGTCAAGGATCAGAGAGCAAAGGATTACTTTGCTATGATGGTCGAGAATGAGGGATACAAGCCAAAGGTGTACAAGGACACCAAAGGCAAGCGCACCATTGGTGTAGGATTCAATCTGGAGGAACCAATGAACCGCAGGTTTCTCAAGGAGGAAGGCATTGACATCAATGAGCTTTTTGCGGGTAAAGCCCTCAGTGATAAACAAATCAAGAACCTGTACAACCGAAGCCTAACCCAGGCATTTAATGATGCTGTGGACTTTGACCCCAAGTTTGCCAGCCGCCCCGAATCGGTAAAAAAGGCTATCGTAGATATGTCATTCAATCTTGGTTCTACCAAGTTGGGTAAATTCAAGAAGATGCGAGAGGGACTTGATGCTGATGACTACAACAAGGCAGCTGATGAAATGGTTGACAGCGAGTGGTACAAACAGGTAAAATCACGTGGACCACGTACTGTGGACTTAATGCGGTCAGCAGTTAAATAATATGAATATCCAAGAAGATCTACAAGCCCTACATAACCACGAAACCTTTGCTCGTTTCATTAAGACTATTCACGACCTGCGCGAAGAAACTATTAGTGAAATGCACGAAGCGTCCAGTGATACCTTACAGCAAGTATCCGGTCGCATCATTACGTATGACCAAATCCTCCAGTTCGTAAACTGGGAAGCCCTTAAGAAGCGTCACTCGGATCAGTTGTAAATAATTATTTAGCACGCCCTCTGCGCCTCTGATTTAAGCGTAATTCCAGAGGGTCTTTTCTCTTCCTTATCACGTGTGTGTGGGAGTCATTGGCTGGGAGTGCTCGGTGGTGGCTCCCCTTTTTACTTTCTCCCCTATGGCCGTCTTGAGCTTCGTCTTAAGCACCATAGCCCCCCGTAGGTTACGGTCTGCGGGGTTTACTTTCAAAAACCGACCAGCAAACCAGAAGCAGAACTGGGACAGCTTTAAGCGCTGTGAAACAAATGTTACGAGGTTTCCATTGTTCGGTTCCTCGGCCCTCCTTGTTCTTGGGTTACCTGCACTAGCCGTAATCTTCGGTCTGCGGGATTTATTTTATATGAAAATTAATTTAGAATTACTTATATTGCAGCTCCTTGTTCTTGGGTTGCCTGCACTAGCCGTAATCTTCGGCATATTATTAACCAAGTAGCTGGCGGATCTTTTCTCTTTTTGTATGCCCCTTGTACCCCCTCTCCAGTCCTTAGCGGCTGTGAAGGGGCTTGGGGCTTCTTCTTGGTGAGAAAAACAGGGTAGTTTTTCTCACTAAATCCGTCAGAAATATAGGGTAGTTTTTCTGACTACCGATCGGGCACAATTGCCTCAAGAACCCGAAAGGGTACACTTGTAAACCAGTGTGTTATAATCCACCCATCGCCCTCGCTCGGCGTTAATGAGTGGATAACTATATGACAGACAAAATCGCAACTGCTAACGCTGAGGCAGACCAAAGTTCAGTGGACAATACTAATATATCCGTCGCGGATCTTGCAGCCCGTAGGCTTGGAGGACTAACTCAAGGACTAGATATTCCAGAGGTTAGTAATTCAGCAGGCGAGGCAGAAGCAGTCGAGGTAGCCGAAGAGGTAGCCGAAGAGGAAATTGAGGAATCAGTTGAATCAGAGGAAACCGAAGAGGAATCAACCGAGGAAGCTCAAGAATCCGAAGATGTTCTTTCACAGTTGGATCTGGACGATATGTCCGAAGATGATTTGCGTGAACTAGCTGACAAGTTAGGTAGCCGTGCTGTAGCTCGATTCGGAGAATTGACTGCAAAACGTAAAGCTGCCGAAGAACGACTTGCTCAGATGGAAGCCAAACTACAAGAGAAACCCAATCCGCTAGAAACCAAGAAGATTGACAACAACCCTTACAGCAACCTTGACTCCGTCGATAAGTTGCAAGGTAAGGCAGAAGAGGTCGAGCAAGTGGTAGAGTGGGCGGAGGACATTCTCTTTGAGAGTGATGGCTACGCAGCAGATGATATAGTAACCGAGATTGAAGGTAAGGAGTGGACTAAGAAGGAAGTGCGGCAGGCTTTATTAAAGGCTCGCAAGGCACAGAAAACTTATCTCCCCGATCAACTCAACAAGGTTCAAGCTCAAATTCAAGGGGAGCAGCTTGCTGATTCCTTTTCTGAACGTGCTAGAAAAGAACTTAGTTGGTTGGAAGGTGAGGATAATGACTTACGCAAACAGTTCGAGGCTACAGTAGGAGACGATCGCTTTAAGAAACTTAAAAAAGTTATTAAACGTGAAGCACCCGAAGTAGCAGCGCAATTGGATTATTGGTTCGCTCACGCTACAAACAGTATCTATGGGCGCAAGCCAGTAGAGAACAAAAAGGTAGCACCTGCATTGAACCCGTCCAAGACGGGAACACCATCCTCGGCAAAACCAGAGAAGACTTCGACAAGAACAGCCAAAGCTATCAAGGAATTGGAAGCTAGGTTTAAAGAGTCGGGCAACCCTCGCGATTTTGCAGAACTCCGAAAATTCAAAATGGGACGATAGTTCCAAACTTATTAACAACCAATTATAAACTATTATGGCATTCTCAAATACATATGACACAACTAATCCTGGCTCCGCTGTTAGCAATCGCGAGGATTTAACCGACGTACTCACTATCCTTGCTCCGGAAGAAACACCTGTTCTTTCTTCTGCGAACAAGCAAAAAGCAAACGCTACTTTCGTAGAGTGGACAGTTGACAGCCTTTCGGCTCCAGTAACTGAAGGTATCCGCGAAGGTGCTGACGTATCGTCATTCACTGACAAGTTCTCTGGCCGTGCTCGCCTTGGTAACTACGTTCAAAAGTTCCGCCGTGACTTCCAGGTTTCTGACCTGCAAGAAGCTGTTGACAGCGTAGGTCCAGCTAAGATTGCACAAGCTGAAGCTAAAGCTATCCGCGAGTTGAAGCGCGACATCGAGGCGACTCTTTGTGGTAGCCAAGCTCGTACTGCTGAGAACGGCACAGACACTGCCTACCGTATGGCTGGCCTTGGTGCTTTCATCAGTGGCGGTGCTCCTGACGCTCTTGTTCCTGCTGGTTACAAGACTCCTGCTGCTAGCATCCACGACAGCGGTGCTTTCTCTGAGGACACCCTTAACGACTTGATCACTTCGATCTTCCGTGAGAACGGTTCAAGCAACAACCTTATGTTGATTGCTGACACTGCTCTTCGCCGTGAAGTCAGTGACTTCGCTCGTGTCCTTGAAACTGGTAAGAACGACCTCCGCAACGTGAACTACGACGGCGGAAGCTCAACCATCAAGGTATCGGTTGACCTCTACCAAAGCGATCACGGTATCGTATCTGTTGTAAATATGAACCCTGACTGTGCTCCTGACACATCTGCTAAAGACACAGGCTACCTCATCAACCCTGAGTACTACGGCGTACACGAACTGATCCCTATGGGTTCGACTCGTCTGCCTAACCAAGGTGGCGGTGAGCGCGGTTACGTTGATTGCGCCCTTACATTGGGTGTTTACCAGCCAGCCGCTCACGGTAAGATCACAGCAATCGCTTAAATCTAATTGATCAAGGGTTGGGGGCAAAATGCCCCCGCCCTTTTCTTTTATGGATATTGTTATTCCCAACATCAAGAAGTATTCCGATGGCGAGATTGATCGTGCGTTTATGAACGAGATCAAGAACGGCTTCAAGCTGGAGGCTGCTACCGAGCAGAACCGCTACAAACAAGCAGTAAAAGAAGCATCGGAACTAAAGGGCAAGATGCACCCAACATTGGGTAAGCCCATTGCAACAATGCCAGCGCGTGAGTTCTTCCGCCTGACCAAGAAGTACGGACACGAGGAAGTTCACTCGAAAGAGTTCCTGCGTGATTACAACAAGCGGTTCCCCGAACTATCACCAAATCAAATCTAATGCAGACGAAGTCATACAGCGATCTACTAGCCCTTATACAAGCTCTAATTGGGGCAGGAAGCCTTACGGATCCAGAGAAGGCTCAGATCCTTCAGTTCGTCAATCGACGTGCTCACGAGGCATATCAGACCTCTGATAGCTGGCCTCGCTATATGATAGCTAATGAGCCACGCACAGTCGTAGCTAATCAGACAGTCCCTTATGCTGAGGACAGCGTCTATATTTATGGAGCTAGCAAGTCAGACGCAAATGGGCTTTACGTTACCAGTGACTCAGGATTATCTTATACATTGAGTGTTAGCTCAAGTGTATCGTATACTATTTTCCCTGGTGATAGTGGGACTGCCAACATTGTTGACCAGGATGATAACATAATATATCAAGCAACCGCCTCTACAGGAGTAATCCCACAGTCGGGGTGGTTGTTTTATCAGGCTCCCCCGCTTACTTCAACGCCAACTGAAATCGTAGCTACATCCGTAGCCAACATAGCCGAGTTCATTCGGATCCACCGGACTCAACCGTTCTTGAACCGATCGGCACTGGAGTACGATTTCTACACTACGGCTCAGGGTGCTCACATTATGAACATCAGTGGAGGTGAAGCTAATGTGGCGTACATCACTTACAAAAAGGAGTTCTCTCCGTTTGCCACCGATTCTACTAACATCCCACAGGAGTGGTTCTATTTTATTGCGCACGGATCATACGCTGACTTCTTGCGGGTGCAAGACAAGCAAGAAGAGGCGATTGCTGAAGAGCAGGTTGCCGGAACTTACTTGGCACTTGAGCTTGAAAAAATAGACAACCGTGTGAACAACACCAACCTTGTAAACAGATTCTCAACTTACGTAAACCGACAATCCCGATAGTAACCCTTGTGGTATAATCACCAATATGAAATCACGAAATAACGCCCTAGAATTTTCTTCAGTTGGATCAGAAGTACTGAATACCGGTGACTCCGTTACAGGTAAAAAGTACGGAGCTATTCAAATTATCACCGACACTAACTTCTCTACACTAACCGCCGACAACGTTGACCAGTCATCTGCTGTCCTTACGGGCGTAGGCATCGGCGCAGGGACGATCCTTTACGGTCAGTTCAGCGCGGTAGCTGTCACCAGCGGTCTAGTAATCTGCCACAAGTACTAGTATGTTTCTCAGCCTAAAGGGTTCTGTTGGTCGTAACCCTATGATTAATAGGGTTGGGCAAAAGCTTCTCCAGTTATTCGGAGGGGCTTCTGCTGCATATAGCCTCCGCAATCTAGCGAGTAACATTGCTTCGGTCGTGCGTGTACGACGTGGAAGCGATAACTCCGAAAGGGACTTTTCCGCAGAGGATGTATCCAGTGGTGCTATGACTCAGTGGGTTAATGCCCAAGTGGTCCCGCCACTTGACCTAAAAGCCCTGGACTCCGACGGAGAGCGAACAGGTTCCGTTATAGCAGCCGAAGCTGCCTACAGCCTCCGTAACCTTAGCGACAGTTACACGGGCAACGTAGTGGACGTAAGACGTTCTAGTGACGACGCAGAGGATTCCTTTACTGCGGCTGAGGTCGCTGATGGGACGCTTGCGGATTGGGTAGTTGGGGACGTTGCCGATTTGATTGACGATGCTCAATATTTTAATGGGACGAATGCTCAGGTAATTATTCCAGACTCGGCAGACTTCACTTTTTCTACGAGCATTGATGTCTCGGCAGATGTTTTACTAACCTCAAATGCGGCGAGTGGTATCATAAACAAGGGCATTGGCACATCGGGATCCCGTGAGTGGTCATTATTAATCACCTCAAGTAACCAGTTACAATTTGTAGTATTTGATGAAAGCCTATCAACCAGTGTAAACGTAACCACATCGGATTTTCCCGTTAACGAGATATTCACTGTCCGTGGGTATTATGACGGTTCAGCTATTTACCTTTATGTCAACGGGGTCGAGAAAGCAATTACCGAAGGAGTCATCGCCATTGAAAATCTTTCCGCTGACATTCAGCTTGGAAATTCACTAGCAGCTTCAAGGCACTTGCAGGGCATTGTCTCAAACGTATCAATTTCGGTTAATGGAAATGAAGTTGCCCACTACAAGGGAACTGGTGCAACACCTTGGGATGACACCATCGGAAGCAATGACGGAACTCCAAGCAACCTAGTAACCTTTACAGGGCAGGGCTACAACGGCTTCGTATCCAAGTGGTACGACCAATCAGGCAACGATAACCACGCAACTCAGACGACGGCCGCAAGTCAACCTAAGATTGTTGATGCTGGTGTGCTTGTGAGTCGCGGGTTGGACTTTGATGGGGTTGATGACCATCTGGACTTACCTTCACAAACATTAAGCAATGAGTTCCAAGTCCTTTCTGTTCTATCAGTAAATGGAACGTCTGATGAAAAAGCACTTTTGGCATCTAACGTTTCTGGAAATTTTGTTAGATTTAATGCAGGGAACACAACTGTAAATTATCAATTTAGTGCGGGGGCTACTGATACTGTGAGTTTGAACAACCCCAATCCATTAACTCAAAATCAAGAATACTTGATTGGCTTTATGAGAAATGAGGCTGACTCAGTTTCAGCATCAATAAACGGAATAACGCAAACTGACCAAGAAGCTGACTCAAATACGTTTACTTATCATACAATAGGGATAAGGCAAAACGTTCTTGACCCTTTTAATGGAACTATCCAAGAAATCATCATCTACAACTCCGACCAATCGGACAACCGAACAGCTATTGAATCCAATATCGGGGACTACTACGGTATCAACTTACCGTCTGGAGTAGACACAGAGAACAACGAAGTTGATGGCTTCGTAGAGACTTGGTATGACCAGTCAGGTAACGGCAATGATGCGACACAGCAGGTGTCTGGAAGTCAGCCTAAGATTGTTGATGCTGGGTCTTTGGTTTCTTTAAATGGGGCAACGGGGATAGACTTTACCTTTTCCTCTTCTTTTTTTACCCTTGATTCTACTCTTTCATTGGGAGTCACGTTCTCTTTGTTTTCGTCTCTCAAACCAACAAACTCAAACGCTAGAATAATGTCAGGTACTTCTAGTGCCCCTCGCATTGATTTTGAAAATGCTTCTCCAGATGTCGTTGAACTTGTTTCAAATAATTTTGTAGAGGATAAAAAACTTGATTTAAGCAGTTCAAACATTATTGGTCGTCAAACATTATTCTCTTTAACCAATAACAATACTGCGGTAAATGTCTTTGATGGCGGCACTGCTTCTTCGGAGAACCCAGTTTTATTAGCTGGTACCTTTTCTTTTAGGCGAATTGGTGGTGGTGCTAGACAAACAATCCAAGAAATAATCATCTACGACACCGACCAGTCAGCCAACCGTACAGCTATCGAAGCTAACATTAACAATCAATACGACATCTACTAATGTATCTAATCTACTCAACTGAAGAAGCTGCCTGTGAACGTGCAGACGAAGAAGGCAAGGACATAGGATTTGCTTACTGGACTGAAGGCAAAGGCACACGCTGGTTGACTAAGCCAGTCCCTACTGCTGACGGCAAGTGGGCATTGGATGTATCTAAGTATGACTTGGACGGACTTGAAGAATCCGCACTAGAGGAATCCTATCTGCCCGTAGAGGAATATTCGGAGGAAGTATAATGGAAGACGTCGTATATAAATCAACAATAGGAACAGGAGGGTTTATCGCTACTATTGAACTTGGTCACATTAATGAATTACTAGGACTGGTCGTGGGTGTTGCTACACTGGTCTATATGACTGCATCAGCAGTCAAAGTTATAAAGGAGATAAGGGACAAATAATATTATGAAAGAGATCATCGCATACCTAGTATCAAACGTGGACAGCATCCTTGCTGCCCTTACCGCTATCGTAGCTGCTGCTTCTGCTGTAGCTGCTCTTACCCCTACCCCTACGGACGACAGCCTTGTAGCTAAGGCCTACAAGATTGTTGACTGGCTTGCACTGAACGTTGGTAAAGCGAAGGACAAATGATTTCTATTATTGTTCAGTTGCTAATAGCCTTCCCAAAGATCGGGGCTATATTTCTGAAGGTACGTACTGCATATGTTAAGGAACTCGCTACTCGTCGTCACAATAAGCACAGTGCTCGTATTAATGACTGGGTGCGTAACCCTAAAGCAAAGCAGGATACCGGAGTTTCTACAGGAACTGAACAACCACGAATTTAATCAAGAAGAAAGACAAACCATAAGAGAAATCCTTCAATACATCAACCAACTGGAGAATCAATAATATGCCACAAGGAAAAGGTACATACGGAACTAAGGTAGGTCGCCCACCAGCTAAGGGCAAGAAACCAATGACCAAGCGGAAAAAGTGCTAATGCCAAAGGACGCTTGTTATAAGAAAGTAAAAGCCCGTTACAAGGTATTCCCATCTGCTTATGCAAGTGGGGCAATTGCTAAGTGCCGTAAGGTCGGAGCTAAGAACTGGGGAACCAAATCAAAGCGGAAGAAGGTTTGAATGCCAGTAAGGAAAACACAGAAGGGGGCCGACCTAAAGAGGTGGTTCAAGGAGAAGTGGGTGGATGTCCGATCAGGGAAGCCCTGCGGACGACAAGCGGGAGAAGAGCGAGGAACGCCCTATTGCAGACCATCCGTGCGTGTAAGCAAAAGAACACCTGTTACTGCATCGGAAATGACCCCGTCCCAAAAGAAAAAGAAAGTGACCGAAAAGAAGAACCTAGGTCAACCGAAGGGTAAGCCCCGCAAAGTAAAACCAGTCAAGAAAAAGTAATGCCTGATAAATCAAAGATGAAGTGCAACGTGCCACGCCGTGAAGTCCAGGGCGGGAAGAAGTTCGTCGTGAAGGCTTGTGAGGGTGGAAAGGAGAAACTGATTCGATTTGGGGATGCTAATATGAGCATCAAGAAGAACCAACCTGCTCGAAAGAAAAGCTACTGCGCCCGTAGTGCAGGAATAAAGGGAGGCAAGGGAAAGATGTCCGCTAACTACTGGAGCCGCAAGGCTTGGGATTGCTAATTTAAAATATGCCAGTTTACCACAGAACTCAAAGACTCCAAATATTTGGAGAGAAACCAGAAATTCAAAAGCTGTACGGTGGTCGCTACCGTATGGTTGTTCGCTGCGTAGCTAAGAATGGGACAGAGGCTTGGTATAACGCCAACAAGGCTCAGATCTTCGCTGAC